TTATTCATTAGTCATTTCTCCCATTAAATTGTATTTCTAACTCTTCTTTTAATTCTTGATCTAGTTGGGCATCAATCATATCTTCATCACATAATAGGACATATTTTTGATCGAGCTGATACTGCTTTGATTTTCTTAAATCCATTATGCAACCTCTCTAACATCTACATTAAATTCTTTACGAAGATAATTAGCTAGGCGTTTTTTATCTCGTTTACTGGTTGCTTTCTTCCAAGTATTCACCATCTGAACTTGAATAGCTGTTAGAGTGTTCCATGTGTCGTACATAGATTTCTCTGAAGCATAGACTGGAGCTTGAGGTTTCTTGTATTGTTTAGGCTGTTCCACATATCGATTGATGTATGGAACTCTATAAACTGAACTGATTTTTACGTTGCTCATTATTTATTTTCCTTTATTTAAATTCTAGTTTAGAATGATTCCAAACTAGGTATCTCTTGGAGATGCCGTAACATAGGGAAGCAATTAAAAAATGTCTAATCAAATAATATTACAGAATGTTACAAGATGTGTTCACGTTTTGTTCCTTACATATCCTTGCGTTATCACAAGATAGTGGCGGAATTAAGGCGGTGGAAAAATAAAAATTCGTGGTCAGATGTTCATGGTTTGTTCCACTGGCGACCTAGTGGCAATAGTTTTTGATAATGATTCTCATTCTCAATTCTAGGGGGTGGGTATGATGTTCGACCCCCCACCCCAAAAAATCCACTGGCTGTGCTATATACTATTGCGTGTCTAAAAATTTTATCAAATTTTGAACTTTTTTTCAAAAGAGGTGCGGCCCCCCTAACCAAGTGGGGGAGGAAGTATCTTTAGAGAGTGAGAGTGTGTGTGTAAGATACCCATGTGATCCTCCCCCGTACAGGAGACGTGACACATTGCGTGCCACACCAACATTATATCTTAACGCCTCTTGCATTGCAACCTTTAATCCTGTATAATTATCGCATGGTCGAAGATAACACAGATGCACTTAAACCGCTAACCGGCAAACAAGAACTTTTTTGTCAAGAATTCATTAAAGATCTTAATGCTGTCCAAGCGGCGGTTCGTGCTGGCTATCTACCCCAACATGCAAAAAAGAATGCTTATACTTTTTTGAGGCATGAGGGCATAGCATCGCGAATATCTGATCTTAAGGCCGACTCAATTAAACGTACGAACATTGAGGCGGATGACATATTGCGCAGACTTATACGTATCGCTGACAGAACAGAACAAGAGGGCGATTATAATGCTGCCATCCGTTCCCTAGAGCTTCTTGGTAAACATCAAGCTCTGTGGACAGATAAGAACATCACAGAAATTACCAATGCATTTGCCACTGGCAATAGTGATGAAGACATACAGCGAGATGTGGAGCGCTTACAAAAAATTGCCGCACCCAAATTAAAAATAGTAAAAGGAAATTAACATGGCAGGACCAAAGAAAAAGAAAAAATTAGACAAAAATATAGTTACCCACAACGGTAAAAGAATGACAACTGAAGATGCTAATGTTCAGCACTATCAAGATCAAGTTAGACAAGCTTATGCCGATCATGCGGAAAAATCTAAAAAAGGAAGGGATCCACTATAATGGTTGATTCAGCAATGGACAAAATGCAAAAAGGTAAAAGACCTCAAGAGAGGGCAGAAGCTAGATTCAAACAGATGACATTAAAAGGTAAACCTAAAAAAATGCCTTCACCTCCAACGGAAAAAGAAATGAATTTAAAAAGATCTGATAACTTAACTAAAAGTCAAAAAACTTTACCAAAGTTTTTACAGAAAAAGATAATCGAATCTAAAAAATCTGGTGCTGGTTATTCTGGTGATTAATAATTAAATTTATTTGGCTAAACAAAAACCCCCTCCCCCTAAAGAAGAGCCGCCCAATCCTCTAGATGAGTTTTGGGAAGAGTTGGGATGTGATCCAAAGACCGGCAAAACTAAACCAAAAGTATAGGAGTACTTATGAGACACAAAGGTAAAATGTTAACACCTGGATTAGAAAAATACGATCCATACAAACCATTAACTAATTTTTCAAAAGAGTTAGCTTTATGGGGGCACCATGCATATGTCATTGTCGAAAGAAGATAGAGACGCCGCAACCAGACTAGCCATACTAGCCGCACGTGATGATTTGCTTGCGTTTATTATGCTAATGAATCCTAGCTTTAGTGTAGGGCCGCATCACCGAGTCTTGTGTGATGAGCTAATGAGACTTGAGAAAAATGATATTGATCGTCTTATGATCTTTATTTCTCCTCGTGCTTCTAAATCTTTAATTACTTCTACATACTTTCCGGCCTGGGCTTTAGGTCGTAATCCATATTGGCAAGAGATCGCTGTGTCCCACAGTGATGACCTTGCAACTCGTTTCGGTAGATCAATTCGTGATATCATAACTTCAATTGCATATCAAACGATCTTTCCTAAGATAAATATTCGTAAAGATAATCGCTCGGCAAACAGTTGGGCATTAGAACACAACAAGAATCAAGCCGGTTCGTTTCTCGCAGCTGGTTCTGGTTCTGGTATTGCAGGTTTTGGTGCCCATCTAGCTATAATTGATGACCCTATCTCTGAGCAAGACGCTTATTCAAAGACTCGAAGAGAACATTTGAATAACTGGTACGCCTCAGGACTACGTACAAGGCTTATGCCTGGTGGTAAAATCGTTATTGTGATGACTAGATGGCATGAAAATGACCTAGCTGGTCACCTTTTGAAGGCAGAAGACAGCGGAGTTATGGCAGATAAGTGGTCTGTGGTCAGTATTCCTGCCCTAAATACCACAGAATCTGCTAAGAAACTTAAAAAAGGTAGGCAAGATCTCATAGATCAAGGCTATTTAACAGAAGAATACCCTAAAGTCAAGCGTGGTGAGTCCTTTTGGCCTGCATCTGACCAGAAAGATGGGTTCTGTTGGACTACTGAAGAGCTTATTCGTACCAAAAACAACACCCCGCCCTTTAAATTTGATGCATTGTACATGCAAGCACCCACAAATGAAGAAGGTGGCATCATTAAAGACAAATGGTGGCAGGAATGGGACAAACCTACCCCACCTGAGTGTGATTATATCATACAATCGTGGGATACTGCGTTCTCTACCCGTACTACAGCCGATTATTCTGCTTGTACTACGTGGGGAATCTTTAATTCAGGCTTTGATATGCCCAATGTTATTCTATTGGGGGCAGAAAGAGGTCGATGGGACTTCCCTACCTTACGTGAGAAGGTAGTTTCTAAGTTTGAAGAGCACGATCCAGACACAGTGCTCATTGAGAAGAAAGCATCTGGTCAATCTCTTATTCAAGATCTACGCATGACTGGTATTCCTATCCAAGACTACCAACCTGACCGAGATAAGATAGCTCGAACGTATGCTATCACTTCATTGTTTCATAACGGCAGAATTTATGCCCCCTTCTCAAAGGCATGGGCTAAAGAAGTTATGGATGAAGCAAGAACTTTCCCAGCAGGGGCACATGATGACTACATGGATACTCTAACTCAAGCCTTGCTATGGATTCGTAACGGTGGTTACGTCACACACAAAGATGATACATGGCTTGACAAAGCGGAAGAAAGTATTTATAATAGAAATCGTAGAGCATATTATTAATAGGGAGACTAAAAGGAATTAAAATGGCAATCGAAAAAGTTATCACTCCAGATTTGGACACACCATCAATTCAGTTACCAACTGATGAAGATATACAATTAGACGAAGAAGGTAATGCGGAAGTAACCCTGCAAGACGATCAAGCAATGGCTGAAGCCGAAGCTATGGGTCTTATGGATGACATGGAAATGCCCATGGCAACAGAGCATGATGTCAACTTAGTTGAGTTCATGGATGAAAATGATATCTCTGAATTTGCTGATGATATGTTTGAAGGTTATCAAATTGATAAAGAAGCTCGTGGTGAATATGATGAGATTGCAGAAGACGGTGTTAATTTATTAGGATTATCTTACGATGATTCTAGTCAACCGTTTCCTGGTGCTTGTGGATCTACCCATCCAGTGCTTGCACAATCAGTAGTTAAGTTTCAAGCCAAAGCGTTTAAAGAATTATTTCCAACTGAAGGCCCGGTACGTACTCGTATCATGGGCGTGCAGTCTGAACAAAAATTACAACAAGCTAATCGTGTCCGAGATTTTATGAATTGGCAAACTCAAGTTCAAATGCCAGAGTATGGTCCCGAGCTTGATCGTTTATTATTTCATGTAGCTTTATATGGTTCAGCATTTAAAAAAACTTATTGGGATGCAACTTCCAACAGACCTCGTACTGAGTATGTTAAGGCTCAAGATTTCTATGTAGATTACTATGCATCTAATTTAGAAACTGCAGAACGTTTTACTCACCGCTATACGTTATCATCAAATCAAGTTAGAAAATTACAAATCGCTGGCTTGTTTGCTGATGTTGAATATTCAGAGGATTCAGAGATTTCAGAATCAGAAGCTGAGAATGCTGCTAACGAAGTAGTAGGTTTAAGCAAGCCTGGTAACAACAATGAACGTGTAGAAATACTTGAGATGCATGTAGATGCAGATGTCCCAGGCTTTGAAGATGAGTCAGGTGTTAAGCTGCCTTATATTGTTTACATGACAGCAGATCAAAAAGTTTTATCTATTAGAAGAAACTGGGACGAAGAAGACCCATTCAAGAAAAAGAAATTATATTTTACA